TTCCGACGTAGGTTGTGAGGCCAGAGAGAGCAGCGTTTCCTGCTGGGATAATGTTCTTTTCCAGTATGTCTGCATTTGTGATAGCGGCGGTAAATACATAGGCGGTAATTTCGTCGTCGGTTACTGTGTGAGTTCCGTTGAATGGCGAACCGCATCCAGTAATAATGACGGATTGGCCTTGAGTGAATTCGTGAATCGTTGCGGTCTCAAAGTAAGCGACGTTATTTTCTAGCTTGACTTTGTTGATTTTGCTTTGAAAAGTGACCAGCATCGGAAGAATCAAATTCTCCGAAGTGTCAATAATGTCGTTCAGATAAGCATCGTTATAGAGGGATGACGAGACGCCAAGAATGGTGCGTAGCTCTGTGGCCGTGACTATTGTTGGCATCTCGCCTTCCTTTCGATCTAGGGGTCTAAGCCAGCTCGGGAGCGGACTGGCTCAGACTTTTGGGATTATTTACGCTACGCGCCAGTTGTAAGCACCTGCACCGACTTTTGTAGCCAATGCGCCATAGCCGTAGTACGCAACCTTGATTTGTCCGGTAGCGACAACGTTTGTCTCTAGGCGGAAGCGACCTGATTCGTACCAAGTGTAGGAATCTGGGTTCAAGATGATGATTGAGTCATCACCAGTTGGAGCCGCTGTTGCAAGGTTACGAGCAACGCGTAGGTTGAGACCTAGGACGTTACCGCGAACTGACTGACCAGAAAGATTTCCGTTCTGGTTGGATGGGCCAATGAGGTTCTGATAAATCGGACGACCAGCCTCAGCGAGGTTCATCAAGACGCCCCATTGTTCTGGGCTGACAAGGATGTTTGTCGCAGTTCCGAGAGTGTTTTTATATACCGAGACTGAAGCATCGGATACGAAGTCGAGGAAATTGTCTGCTGACATTGTGCGGTTTCCGCCGTCAGTTCCACCAGCTACGAGACCAGCGATAACTGCAACGTCGGTTGCCTTTGCGTATGCGAATTCCATCTGACGAACGAGTTCATCAAAGAATGCAGGTGAGGAACGATCGAGAAGTTCAACTGAGAACTCCTGTCCGCCAGCGTACTTCTTGACTGAAACGGAGAGGAAGTTGTTTGTCATTCCTGTCTCGTCGATTGTTGCTTCTTCAGCTTCTTCGCCGACTGTTGGAACTGCGGTGATCTTAGGAATCTCGAAGCTCATACCTGCATCAGGTAGAACGCCGCGAGAAACGGAATCAACTGCTGGACGATCTGCATTTGAAAGTGGGTTGATGATTTCAGTTAGTTGGCGAGTTGGGATGAGACCAGCATTGTTGCTTGTGGTGTCATCTGCGGCCATAACGTACTGACGTGAAGCGTCATCGCCCAAAACTTTTGCGCGGATTGATGCCTCGAGGTATTTCGCCTTTGTGAACTCAAGGCGAGGTGTGGTGTAAAACGCTGGGCGTGGCGCAGCGGCTTCCACCTTGGCAGCTTCTACCGTTTCTTCGGCAGGAGCTGGAACGGTAGTGTCTGACACTTGTTCTCCTTCGGTTGGTGTGTCCGCTTCGGCGGTTGCCGGAGCAGAATCTTCTTTAGGTGCTTCATTCTCTGAAGCGGCGACTTCGCTAACGCGAGCCGAATCGATTGCTGGGTCTGTAACGAGTGAAACCTCATCGAGCGTCGCGGAAGTAATCTGCATAACGCCCTTTACGTTTGTCCATTCGTTGATTTGTGCGCCAACGCTGAAACCATCGCGCAGACCTTCTGTGGCCTCAATTAACGCGTCTTCTCCGGCCATAGTGTTGGCTATACGAAATACAGCCGTTATGCCTTTGTCCGAAACTTCGTGGCTGACAAGCTTCCCTATGGGTCTTGTTCTGTCGTGCTCGAGTAGAAGTTTTACAGGCTTCATTTGAATCGAATCATTTGCGAACACAGTTGGGCCAACTGAAGTGTTGCCCTTCTCGTTCCAAGTCACAATAGTTCCGCTAATTGTGCGTTTTACAGTATCGGCCGCAGTAACGACCATCGGCATACTAATTTTCATTTGGTATTAGGTCTTCCTCTCGTTGAATTTGCTCAACGCTCATCGCGCCAATGCGGTTCAAGATTTCATAAACCTGAGCGCGTTCCAATGCGTTGCCGCGAAGGAAGTCGTCAAGTGCGAAGCGCGTCATTACCGGATTAGGTACGAAGTCCGGAAGTGAGAGCCTTTCCTCAATCGCCTTAAGAATTGGGCGCAGAGAGAAATCAACAAGTGATCGCCGTTCGGAGACGGCATTTGAGTAAGTCATAGAAGTCGTCTCTGCGCTCAAGAAGTAAGCCGGAATGCCACAGGCGCGGGCCAGTTCGAGGGCAACGTATTGGCGTGCTTCCGCGAGTTGTAACGACCTAGGGTCGAAACCAAATTCTTTCAAATCAACGTCCGCATTGAGGAACGCAGTCGAGCGAGTTTGGCGAGCAGTTCTCCAGGCTGAAAGAAGTGACGAAACTCTTTCAGCGGTAAGGTTTGTGCCATTGGATTTCAAAATCATTGAAGGGGCTGGCTCTTTGGCGTAATTGACCGCCGCGTTTTCAAGATATACCGCCGCGCTAATTGTCTTGCCAGCTCTATGAAGTAATCCCTCATCTGGGCCATCAAAGCGAATAATTGAGCCTACTCCTGTAAGCGGTACTGCCATTCCATCGACTTTGTAACCGGTGATTTCTGTATTCTTGAAATTGGTATCGACTGTTATGCGGTCAGGACTTACGCGAGTCCAAGCTCTAACGCGTCCGCCATCTGTCGAGGAATACATCTCGAGGACTTGGCCATAACCGACGCCATAAAGCCAAATATCTTCGGCCAGCCAGTTATAAATAACGAAGCCAGCGACTCGAGGGTCTGGCTGATTGATGACGCGGTGAGGATCGACATATTCGCCGGTAATGCGATTAAAAGTTGTGAGAGGTAATGATCCGATAGTTCCGCAGATAATGTTACGAGCGCGGGCAACTGAAGGAACGCTCATCGCTAATTGGCGAGTCGAATTAGTCGCGCCACCTAGAACGTTATAGACCGAGTCGGTAATTTGTACCGGGGTAAGTGCGGCGGTTACGTCGCTAACCTTCTCAGGCTTCGCGGCAATTACTTGCGGAAATAGAAAGTCTCTAATAGCACCCATTTGCCTAAATTGTAAGGCGAGTGTGTTACATAATCACAATATCGACGCCATCGTTGGACTTGGTGGCGAAGTGAGTCGCCATCGCTGAAGCAATAGCTCCGCAGATGACCGCGTTACTAACTTTTCGACCCATTACCCAACCGCCGTCCCCATAAGGTAACTTGACGGCGGAGAGGCATTGTTTGGTCAGCTCTTCCTGTCCCGAGTGGGCTAACCGCTGAGATGAAATTGCACCTAGGAGTTCATCACAACTTTGAGCGTAATCTAGACCATCAATCGGCTCAGTCCTAATTCCAGCAGGGGCCAATCTAGCCGCGACCGCTGACGCTGTTCGAGCTGAGTAGGCAACCAGTTGAACTGGGTATTTTCTAAACCAGTCGGCTAGGTCATTAGCCAAGGCTTTATCGTCCAAGTTCTGAGGATTGTGCCAAGTCTGAAGAAGTATGACTTGAAATTGGTCACCTTCAAGTTTTTGGCTGGCTACTAGGGCGGCTTGTTTTCTGTCGGGGCTGAGATCGATAGCCAACCAAGTATCGGCTTCAGGGTTGAGTCGCAGACCCTCAACTTTACAAGCGTCCCACTGTGAAGCGTTGATAACTGGGTTGATGGTATCGACCCACTGGCATAAAACCTCTGTGCGCACAATGTCTTCGGGGTCTGATAAGACCGCTCGAATGTTATCGGGATGGACTGTGTAGCCAAGTGACGGATTAGCTTGGCAGACACCTAGCCAAAAGTCCGGTGAGTTATCGAACTTTATGCCGTGAGGCGCAGACCATTCGAACCAGCCAATGTCATCCGAGCCGCCGTGAATTGCGGCTAGTGCTCTTTCGCGTAATTTGTTTAGGACTATCGAGTGCTGATCTCCGGCATTTGAATAGACCCATATTTGAGGATTTGGGCTGGCCATTTGGGTATAACGCAACGCTGACCAGACATCCTCGTCTTTATATTCGCGAGCCTCGTCTAGGTGGATAGTTTCAGGGGCGGCAATACCGCGACCGGCTGAGTTATTGGCTCGGACGATATAACGTCGGCCTTCTGTGAATTGAAGCTCTTGGAATCCCTTACTTTCCAGCTTCTTAGTAAATTCGGCGGCTAATCGGGGAGTCTGCTCAATAATGCCGTAAATCTTGTAAAACAATTCTGCCGAGGTTGTTAGTTTATGAGCCGTATGGACTTGAAGCTTTTCCTTGAGGACGTAGATTCTAAACAAGATTTGAAGAGCCATAAACGTAGATTTACCCTGTTGCCGAGCGCAGAGAAGGGTAACTACTGGATGAGCCCAGCGGCCATCGGGTTTGTATTTGAGCGAGTGATGAGCGAGCCATTGTTGCCAAGGGAGCAGTTCGAAGCCGATTTCCTCGCAGAATCGGATCATAGCCTCGCCGTGAGAAGGGTAATCGGTTAGTTTTGTGTGAATTCGAGGGTTTGGCACACCTCGGTAAGCCGATTCGTCCCTGACTCGGGCTATCTCAGTAGATTCAGTCATATTTTGTCCGGTCAAGCCCGATAGTGCTGGGTCGAGCCATTTTCAGGGAAAATCTTCCCAATGGGGGTCGTGGTTCTTC